CCCTCTCCGCTCTTTTGGAGGTAGAATGCTTTCGTTTCGCTGTCATTACCTTTGCTGTCTTTTTAGACGACATGTTAATGAGATCAACGCCGCTGTCGCAATGAACCCTCGATTACTCGAGGCCTCTCTTGCGTGCTGCGCTGCTCTTTCCTCTTTCGAGGAGGCGCTTGACGAACTCTATCTACCTCCGCCTGAGTCGGGGAGGGGTGATCTCTAAGTGGCTGTGAGAGAAATCTCTAAGCCGTTTAATCGATTAATTCTTTCGATATTAATCGTGGAACGCTGGCTAAGGAGGAGAAAATGAAAAGGTTTGATTGGCGACCGCCACAAGGTCGCTTTAAGCGATTTATTGTGGTGGCGGCTTCTTGCCTTGTCTTTTCTCTTGATCCTCTTCTCTTTGAGAAGATTCATCTTCTTTATGAAGATGCCTTAGCTGGATGTACCGGGGTTCTTTTTCATGAACCTAACGGAGGTACGCATGAGTCGGACTAATATTGATCCTCCCCAAGGTTATTCTACAATGGGACCATTATATAATAGCACGAGTAGCAAGGTTCATCCTTATGATCCTTGGTCTACTCCTAGCCATAATGTAAATTGGTTCCTGCAGCAGAATGGCACTCGGGGTCGTCATAGTCTTTCGACGACTAACTACCAGGAAGCCTGCAATCGAGGTGCATTGTATGAAAACGCATTCGACTTTACGTTGACTGTAAACAATCACTTTCAGGGTTTCCATGCTTATCAAACTAAGGGTATCAGCGGCGGACTGTTTCAGTCTCGTCTACTAGAATACGGCACCTTTCAAGATGCTGTAGTCTCTGGCCCTGTTTTGATTAGTATCCCTACGCTCCTTACGCTTAACCTCAATAATGCGGTTAAGCAGAAGGTTTTTGAGAAGATCCGCGACAGTGATGTTAATCTAGGCATTGTCTGGGGAGAGAGGCAACAATCGATCGATTTGATCGCTAGCAGTCTCACTCGCCTAGGCAGGGCTTTTAACCTCGCTGCAGCTCGGAACTTTAAAGGAGCGGCCTTTGCCCTTGCTGGGACTAAGTCTCGTGCGGGCTCTGGCATGGCTATTGCAAATAGCTGGCTCGAATTACAGTACGGGTGGTTACCTCTAATGGCTGATATCTTCGGCGCCTGCAAAACTTTGCAGAAGCAGATGACTCACCAAGAGTACGTAATCGTCCGTGCCCGTAAGAAGATCCAGGACTCGGCTTCAACGACGGTTCCTTCGGGAAACTTCGTTGACTACACGGCCCAGTCTGCTCTTTATGAATCATCCGTCAGGGTGAAGATGAAGAGTACTAGTATGCTCCTTAAAACGGCGTCGGAACTTGGTTTAACCAATCCCTTCCTCGTTGCATGGGAGTTAGTGCCTTTCTCCTTCGTCATCGACTGGGCTTTGCCGCTTGTGAGTTTTATTTCACAATTCGACTCAGCTCTTGGGTGGCACTTTGAGCAAGGGTCTTTGACCACTTTCTACAAGCGCTACTCAGTGAAGACAAGGAGTGTTGCATCCGTTCCAAGCGACTACGTATACCTTAAGTTTAGCGGTTCCCGCGATTTGACTGAGATTTATTGCACCCGTATAGGAATTTCTTCCTGGACCGAGCTTTATTCTCTGCCGTTCGTTAAGGACCCAAATAGCATTAGGCATGTGTTGAACGCTTTGGCTCTTTTAACCCAAAGAAGAGGTAAGTAAATGGCTATTATTGCCAATATGACGATCTATGATGGCGCAGCCACCCCGGTGAGTCACACTTTCACAGCAAAAGGCGTTGTGAATGGCGTAGCTGAATGGAAAGATCAAGTCAGTGGTGTAGAACTCGGGATGCCTGTCGTTACGTTTTCGCAACGAAAGTCGACCCGGTCCAATCCTATGACCAAAACTACCATTAAGTTCCGCATGCCGGCGCTCGAGACGGATCCAAGCTTCTTGGTTCCTACCCTTGCTTATGAGGACTCTTGCACCATTGAATTTTTGACGCACACGCGGGACACCACACAGAATCGTGATGATCTGCAGACTTTCGTCTACAACCTCCTTAATAACGCAGCGATGATTGCTGCCGTTAAGGATCGTGAAGCCATCTGGTAATTGATGACCTCCGCCCGGGACCACAAGTTCCGGTGTTGAACGATTGTGCTCAAATTTTCATTAAGGTATTATTATGAAGACTAAGTCTCGTAATTCGCAGCCAGTTGAACTGCTGCATCAACGCGTTAGCTCGTCCATTACGGACGATGCAATCCTCAACTACTTATCATCACTCGACACTCCGCGGAGTTTAGCTGTCTGGCTTCTCTATTCTTTAGATGAGCACGACCAGCTCTCCTCTTTGGAGATTAGTCCTTTGGACTATGTCGACTCGAGTCTTTTTAGACTCGATTATCTTGCCACGAATTTCTTAGCAAAATCTGACTTTCTTCACCTTTTGGTGTCGAAGAAAGAAGCTGCTATGAAGAAGTTCCTCATGTTTGAAGAACTTTGTGGCAAGACGAATTCTCGTTTTCGGTTCCCTCTTCTGGATTCATTAACCAATGAATCCAGCTCTTGGTTGCTTAATGCAACTAAGAGAAAAATAGAGTCAATCCTCGGCGAGTTTTCGGCTGATGAGTTTGTTGATCGATGCAATTGGGGTCCGGGCGTTTCCACCTTGTTAAAAGGTGAAGAAGTCTCGGCCTACAATAAGTTCCAGTCAGAGACTGGGATAACACGCGATCTGCACGCCTTCATTAAGCCATGGTTTTCTATGGCTTATCCTCTATGTCATCTTCACTTAACCTCCCAAGGAAGGGTGAATGATGGATTTACATATGAGGTAGGTAACGTTGTTGTCACGGTGCCGAAGAACTCAAAAACCGACCGCGTCATTGCTATTGAGCCTGGCTGGAACCTTTGGTTCCAGAAGGGTCTCGGCGCAATGATTCGGCGGCGGTTGGGGCGATTCGGTGTGGACTTGAACAATCAGGGCGTAAATCAGCATTACTGTTGCAAGGCGGCTGTTTCTGGCCATCTTGCGACTGTTGATTTTAGCTCTGCGAGCGACAGCATTTCGACTGAAGTTGTGCGGGAGCTCTTGCCCCCGCGCTGGTTCAGCGTTCTTGATGTAGCTCGGTCCAAGTTCGGTCGGAATGGTACTGATGCGTTTAAATGGAAGAAGTTTTCCTCTATGGGAAATGGCTTTACATTTGAACTGGAATCCTTGATCTTTTTCTCAGCGGCTCACGCCGTTTGCGATCTTCTTCAAGTTTCCTGTTTTGACATCAGTGTCTACGGTGATGATGTTATTATCCCCGTAGAAGCCTTCCCTCTCTACTCAGAGTTTTGTGCGTTCCTTGGATTCCTCGTTAATCGGGGGAAGAGCTTCTCTTCCGGCTATTTTAGAGAATCCTGTGGAAGTCATTACTTTGAGGAGCTCGACTGTAAGCCAGTTTACCTTAAAGGTAAGCTCACTAATCCTCAGTCAGTATACAAACTCGCTAACGCCGTGCGACTTGTCGCTCACAGGTTCGGTAATAAACAAACTTGTGATCGAAGGTTTTTACGGTGTTGGCGGTTTTTATACAAGGTCGTCCCGAAGCCTTTACGGTTCGGGATTCCCTTGGGCTATGGTGATGGTGGCTTCGTCATGAACTTTGATGAAGCCACACCTCCATTAGCCAAACGACCTCACGAGTTAACCTGGGAAGGTTACTCGATTATGGTCGTGGCTGAGACCGGGGTAACCCGGTTTTGTGAAGGGCCCGGTTTGTTAATGGATCGGGTCCGTGGTGGTCAAGCTCTTTCACAAGGCAATAGCTTTGTGCTTAGAGGCCGTACGAAAGTTCGCATTATGCGGATTTTCGTTCCTTCGTGGTGCAGTCTTGGGAGCTGGCGTTAGCCATCTCTTCAACTCCG